CCAGCAGGCCGAATACCTTGTTCGGGGCGTATGGCAGCACGCGGTAGCGGGATTCGCCGTGCATGACCTCGCCGAGCTCGACCAGGCGGGGGATGTCTTCGTAGTTGGCGGGTCTAATCATTGACTGTCACCTTGCGAATCACGGCGACGACGTGCATCGGTAGCGGCTGCGTCTGGCGGATGGTGATCGAGCCGCCGCTGCGCTCCCATCCAAGCAGCTCGATGCGCTTGTCGCCGGTGAAGGGCTGCACGGCTTGATCGAGTACGCCCGAACCAAAGCGCCGGAACGGAATCGGCTGGCCCTGGATGTCGCAGCCCGAGGAATTCAGCAGTCGCACGGTCGCCTCGCCAGTGCGGACGGCGTTGCCCTGGGCGGTGCCGGTGCCGCTGTTGATCTCGATGTTCAGCAGCTCGATCAGGCTCTCGTAGTGCAGGCCGATCTCGACGGCCAGCGCATTGCGCGGCAGGGTGATCTGCCCGGCCGTGACGACCTGCTGCTCCATCACGGCGCCATCGGCCACGATGTCGACCGTCTTGCCTTCCAGGTGATCGAGGCCTGTCCAGACGCTTGCGCCGGTCGGGTGATCGCCGAGCACGGCGCAATCGGTGTTCACCGTCGTGTCGAGGATTTCGATGTAGCGCTTCGTCACGCCGTTGATGGTGCGCTTGACGATGGCCCAGACCTGCTCGCCATCAGCGACCGGGATCGTGGCGACCGCCTCGAAGTAGCCGTCGGTCGTGTGCCGCGCCCATCCGACGACATCCTGCTCGCGCTCGACGGTCAGCGATACCATCACACCATCGGCCCGCACGCACCACAGCAGCGAATCGGGCTCCTGCTGGTAGGCCATATCAACGATGCCAGATTCAGTGATGTGCTGCGCCAGCACAGTCAGGTCAGGAGAGCCGAAGGCGTCGGACGTGTATTGATAGGACATCGCCCGCACCTTGCGACCGGAGCGCTGCACGAACAGCAGCTCGTTGCCAATCCGAACCGGGCGCACAGCGTTGCAGCCATAAGCCGACTGGCTCTTGACCTGTACGTTCGTCGGGGTGACAGGCTTTTCGACGCCGCCCTCGACGGAGAACTCGCCGCCGTAGGTCAGCACCAGCATTTGCTTGATCTGCCCCAGGTGCGTGATCGGATTGACCTGGTTCGAGGCGATCTTGAAATTGAAGCCGTCGTCGTCAGCCGTGCCCTGGGTGAAGTCCAGATAGACGCCGGTCTTGCTGCCCCAGATGGTTTGCGGGAAGCTATCCGATCCGGCAGCGATCAGACGCTGCTCGTTCAGAGTGACGGCGCGCGGGTAGCCCTTGGTTGCATCCCATACAGAGGACTCCAGCGACCAGGCCATTGCCGGCGCGGCGACGATGGCGGTCAGCTCCTGAACGATCGAGGCATTGACGATGGTCGGGGACGTGTAGCCGGTGATCTTCGCCAATCCGCCGTTGATGCTGACGAACTTGCCGACATCGGCCGCATTCCATCCGGCAGCGCCCAGGGTCAGGGTGATCGAGGCGCCGATCGGGTCTTTCGCCGACGGGGTGCATGTGGTCTGTGGGCTGCCGGCAATCGTCCAGGCGCCGGATGCTGCGCTGGTGCTCGGGAAGGCGACCGTGATCGTGCCGGTGACGACCGTTGTGCTGGTGTAGCCGGTGATGGTGGCGACGCCAGCCGATGACCAGATTTCGCGCCCCACGTCGGAGGCCTGGAAGGCGGCAGCGCCAGCGGTGAAGGTGCGGCCAGCGCCGACCGCCGCAGACGACAGCGTGAGCGTGGTTGCCGGGTTGTTGCCGATCTCGTCGAAGGGTGTGGCTGTGAATGGCGTAGCCGACAAGTCCCACGAGGCATGCCCGAAGCGGCGCAGGCGGTAGATCGGCACGCTCGGGTGCGCGATGAACATGGTATCGGCGCCCTGCACATATCCGATATATGGCAGCATGGCCTCGGTGTAGGGCGTCGCGATCTCGTAGGGAACGCCAGGTGAAGACTCGACCTGCCCGCCGTCCTTGAAGACGCGCATGAACTGGTCTCCGAATTCCAGCATATAGGCCTGATCGCGGCTGAACACGTAAGGAATAAGGCCGGCTTTCTTGTTGTCGTTTTTGGCGGGAGCCACGAACAGCGTGCCGGGACGCCTGATGCATCCGCCATGCGTCAGCGGGTGCGCGTTCTCGATGGTCTTGGCGCCGTTCTGATAGCGGGCAATATCGACACGGCCCATCAGGCGCGGCGCCAGCTCGCCAGCGGTGAAATTGGTCTGGATCAGGGAAACGCGCGGCATGGCTTACCAGCTCCGGCCAGAGCTGCGCGCGGCCAGCAGCCGGAAGTCGCCCAGGGTCTCGGGCGGGTCTTCCTGTCCAGCGCCATTTCCAGCTTCTTGAACTCCAGCTCTTCCTTGCTGGTGCTTTGGGTGATCGCGTAAGCCATCGTCGCCGACATCGTTTTCGTCATGGCGTCGATCAGCATCGTGTCCCAGGTGGATTCCTGATCATTGCGGAAGATGTAGCGCAGATAGAGCACCGAGTCGTCGGCCAGAATCTTGCGGCCCTCGATGCGGTAGTCGATCTCGGCGCCGTAGTCGCCGACCGACAAGGTGCGCAGCCAGTCGCCGGGCAGCGTGAATTGGTAGCTATAGCCGAAGGCCGGGACGTCGGTATCAGGCGACAGCACGACGCGCTTGATGGCGCAGTTCCAGGGGTGCGAGCGCAGCAGCAGATCGCGCGCCGGATCGTATAGGTTCGATGCCAGCCGGGCCCGGTCGGAATCCTCGTTAAAGTCGTTGATCGGCTGCGCGCCGAGCATCAGCAGCGCGTTCGAGGCGATGGATACGCTAGTCGTCATTGCAGGCCCTCAAGTAAAACAGGGGGCACGAGGCCCCCTGCATGTCACACAAAGCGGAGGCGATCAGTTGCCATCCACGGTACGCACCTTCAGGGCGACGGTTCCGGCCGAGCCGGCTGCTGCCGTGAGGGTGACGGCGATGTCATAGAGCTTGTTGGGGTCGGAGCTCAAACCGAGCGCCTGCCACAAGGGCTTTTCGACATCCGCGAGACCGAAGCCTGCACCAGCGTCCGCCGCATCGGCTTCGTGCGTCACGTCGGAATTGACGAGCGCAGAAGCCAGCGACTGAGCCGAGGCGAAGAAGTCGACATCGACGACAGCACCGCTATTGATCGCGGCAATGTCATAGACGCCAACGTCACCGGCGCAGGTCGTGATCGCGTCGCACGAGAGCAGCACCTGCGAAATGCGATCGCGGGAGCTGACGCGAGCCAGGCGATAGACCGAGCCGATGGAATCGCCGGATACGGCTTCGAGGGTGCCGACGTGCTCGCGCACACGGCCGCCCGCGATGCGTTGCGGGTTGTTGGTTTGCGTGGCCGCGTCGCCGTTGGTGACGGCGGTGGCCTTAGTGGTAACGACTGCCATGTCTTTCTCCTTTCAGTCGGTTGATTAGGATTCGACGCAGGCGATCTCGACGACCTTCTCTTCCTCGATGCGCACCGCTCCGATGCTCATCTTGGCGTAGAGACGGACGTTGAAGCCCTTGCCGGGGTCTTCGCCGATGCGAGTCTTGACTTCCTGACCGACGCCCAGAGTCACGCCGGACTTTGCCCAGGCGTAGCAGTAGCGCGTCGTGCTGACCTTCGGCTGGCGCTCGATCGGGATCATCTTGAAGCCCATGAGCGTTGCATTCGGGATCGAGCCGGACATCAGCGACAGCACCGTATTGACTTCGGTGTTGGTCAGCGTGGTGTCAGTCAAGAGGTCGGAGAGCTGCGCCGAGCCGTAGGCCATGAACAGCTCTTCGCCGGCTTCGGCGTCGGCTTCGTTCTGGCGGAACAGCTTGCGAGCGCTGATCATCTTCGCCTTGGTCAAGCCGGCTGCCGAGGCCGCAACCTTCTGCCCGGCGGGCAGAGCGATGTTGCCGGTCGAGGCGCGAGCATTGCCCTGCATGGCGGCGATGATCACGTCGTCTTTTGCGCGGTTAAGCGAATTGACGATGGCTTTCACATAGTCGCTGGACGGATCGACCAGCAGGCGAATCTTGTCCTGGTCGTCGATCATGTCGCCATCTTCCCAGTCGAACAGGTCGACGTAGCGGGTGGAGTGCGGCTGATCGTTGATCGGGGTGTCGGCGTGGCGCGCGATGCGACGCTGCGCGGTACGCTGACCGAGGCGGTTGATGGACTTGGACATGCCCACGATGCCGGATTCCGTCAAGACGGCCGGTTCGAGGCGGGAATTGCTTTGCTGCGCGACGTGCAGGAAGTTGTCTGCGAACTGCTGCACGAACGCTTCGGTGATGTATTGCGACATAGCGTTCTCCTGAAGGATGAAAGGTCAGCCGGTCAGGGTGTCCATTTCTGGGCCTGCATCAGTGCGCGCTCTTCGTTCGGCTTTCAACGACGCTGCGGGTCGGGTTGCTCCGGGTGTCTGCTGACCACTTCAGGCCGGATGCGCGCAATCATCAATCTGGAGGGCGGTCGGATTCCCGACTATTTGCGGAAAGAAAAAGCCCCGGACTGGCCGGGGCGAAGGTGCTACAGGAGGATTCGACTGATCTAGTGGCCGACGCCCGAGAAGAGTTTCTGCGGCTTGGTGCCGTGCTTGCGCGTGTAGAGCGCTTCCATCTTCTGCATGAGCTGCTTGTGCTCGGGGTGCTTCGGATCGTTGTAGGCCGGGTTTGCGCGGATCGCCGCGACCTGGGCGTCGAAGTCTCCAGCGCTGACGCCTTGCCCGCCGTTCGGGATCGCGTCCTCGGCCAGCTCGGGGCCGATGCTCGCCATCAGGCGGATGAAGACCGGATGATTGCCGAGGCCGGACTTCTCCAGTTCCTCGAAGCTGACGCCGGCCTTGTCGGCGATCGCGCTGGCTGCCCGGTAGGCATGGCCCATGTTCTGGCCGTAGTCGCTTTCGTTCTTCCAGACATCCTTGAGCGCTCTGGTCGTGTCCTCGGCCGTCAGCTTCTGCCCGTTCTCGACCAGCTTCGGCGCCCGTTGCAGGTACTCGTTGAGCACGAAGCTGACTTGCTCATTCGTCAGGCCTTTGCCATGCGCCGACTTGAGGAAGCTCTGCATTTCCGGATCGGCCTTGATGTCCTCGATCTTGATCGTCTCGGGCAGGCCCTTCAGTTCGTACTCTTCGGCCGACTTCGGCGGCACGTCTCCCGCACCGAGGCGCTGTTCCAGGTGACGATGCGCGTCTGCTACCTTGCGCGCCGACGCTTCGATGTCGAGTGCGCCGTCTGCTTTGGTGACGCGGTACTTCTCGGGAATCCAGTCGTTGGGGCCAGCAGTAGCGCCGCTTGCAGCGCCTTGACCACTTCCGGCCGCAGCCTGGCCGGCAGCCAGCGCGCTACCAGATGCTCCAGCAGCACCACTTGCCGCACCGTCCGCGCCAGCCTGGCCTGATCCAGCAGCGCCCGCTGCACCCGCAGCTCCTGCGCCTGCTGCACCGCCAGCCGCGCCGCCCTGCGCGCCATCATTGGCCTGATCCATGAAAACATGATTTCTCCTGAACATTGTTAGCTCCTAATCAAGGGAAGGAAGGTCGGTTTCGACCTGATAAGCGCAGCCGGCAGGATTGCCGGGGTTGCGATTCGATGACGCCGCGCCCGAGTCGAGCGCGTGCGATGAAGTTGGACGACAGCCGGCGTGCAGCTCGTCGCCGCGATCCGGAACGTGCCGAAGACCAGGGGCGCGACAGCATCGACCACGACCGGCAGCGGCTTCAGCTTCGTGCGCTTCGCTGGTGTGGGGGTCGTCGGCCCGCCGTAGCTGGTGACGTTGGTCGAGATACCCGGCGCAATGGTCGGCAGGTAGATGCCGATCTCGCCGACCGAAGCCTCCCAGGTGATCGAGGCGAACACGGTCGGCGTCGTGGCATCGCCGGAGATAACCGGGGCCTGTGCCGAGGCCGTGTAAGTCACGCCGGCATAGACAGTCGGCGCGGTTGCGTTCTCGGTGATCGATGGCGTCGGGGCCTGGGCGAGGTAGGTAACGGCAGCGCTGATCGTCGGCACCGTGGCGTCGATCTGCACAATCGGCGTCACCACTGGCGCGGCATAGGTCAGGGTTGCCGCTACCGTGGGAGCCGTGGCATTGGTGCTGACCTGCGGGGTGATGGACGGCGCTGAATATGTCCAGGTCGCCGAGACCGTCGGGGTTGTGGCGTCCTGGGCGCCGCCTGTTTGGCGCTGCACCTTCGGATCGGACAGGACGATGTTCTTGGGTGTCGCGTCGCCCGCGTAGAGGTAGATCGTCGTCGAGGGA